TTATTTTATAATGATCGTGAAGAAACAATTTCTGAGTGGGCATATAATGACTATTATGTTTCTTGTTGCGGATGCGGTGAAAATAATCACGTTGATAACACAGATTATATAAATAGTGATCATTGGTGCTGTTCCTGTCGTGATGACGAATTTTTCTGGTGCGATAATTGTGATGAGTATATCAGCAATTCTGAAAGTTGTAATTGTGATAATGAGGGAGATGAAGAAAATAATTTATATGCTTATAATTATAGAATACCTTTATTAAATCTTGGCAATTCTGATTTGAGATATGGCATTGAGTTAGAAATGGAAGTTAGGGAAGACTATTATCGATCTGATACAGTGGAAGAAATTAGATCAGTCATGAATAAAAATGTTTATTCTGTACAGTGTAAAAGAGATGGCTCTTTATGTGAATATAATGGCTTTGAATTGGTTTCAACCAATGCTGATTTTTACTATCATAAAAATAAATTTTGGAACGATTTTTTTAAATTAAATTTAAATGAATCTTGCAAGGGCTATCATGGTAAAGACTGCGGATATCATATTCATATGAGTAGAAACGCATTTGATGAGAGTCAGATGCAAAGATTAAATTGTTTTTATAATGATAAAAAAAATAGAAACTTTTTAATAGATATATCTGGAAGAAATCAAAGTAGTTATGCTAAATTTAAGGATGATATAGATTTAAATAGCCCTGTCTTTACTGACGGAGATGATTATAAATATCGTGCAATTAACTTCAATAATACTAGTACGATTGAAGTTAGAATATTTAGATCAAATCTCAAAAAGATTTCATTTTTTAGAAATCTTGAATTGGTGCATAGCATAAATGATTTTATTCAAAATGATAAATCTACAAATTCAATTTATTATACTGAATATTTTGATTTTCTTTTAAATAATCCGAATAAAGATTATGTAAATCTTTTATTATGGTTAGATGATAAAGACTATTTTAGCCACCTTGAACACGTTGAAGACTTTAAAACTAGATACAATGATTTTAAAAACATTGTAGAAGATTTTAGAACTAACAACCAAGAATTAATAAACTTAGAAAGTGAGGACAACTAAAAATGTGTTTAATTATTTTAGCTAATGATTTGAAGTCATTAGATTATAAAGATCTTGAAACCGCCTATAACAGGAATTCACAGGGTTTTGGGGTTATGTATATGAACAAAGAAAATAAATTTATTACAGATAAATTTTTACCTAAAAATTTTAATGAGGTAAAAAACTTTTTTAATGTTCATAAGAGCCAAACAGATAAAATGGCTATTCATTTTAGGTTTACTACTGAGGGAGCGACCAATAAAAAAAATTGTCACCCTTTTATTAGTTATCAAGATGATAAAAGAAAAATAGGATTTATGCACAATGGGGCACGTTTACCTATTCCATTAATTCATAAAAAATGTTCAGATACTTGGCATTTCAATCAATACTATTTGAAACCGCTTTTATCTGAAAATTCAAATATAATTTTAAATAAAGATTATCAAACAGAATTAGAGAATCATATTGATGATGACAAACTTTTATTTTTAGATAGTCAGACTTCAAAATTTATTATTATAAATGAAACTAGCGGGAATTATAAGGGTGCGAATTGGTTTTCAAATGATTATTGGAATATCTCACTAGCCCCTAAATTATCTTATAGATTAGATAATGATTATTTATCAAANTATGATGANAATGATTTTTATTCTAGCGGGCATTTGGTAGAGAGATCAATGACACCTCAATTAGATTTTTTATCCGACCATGAAATATTGAAAATGGGTAAAAATGAATTATATGATTTTGTTGATGATTGTTATTACTCAGAAGATATGAGCCCTATATATAATTTAGTAGATAGGTATAAAAGAAACGTTAAATAATTAAAATTATTCAATAGCCCTTTAAAAGGCTATTGACTACTTTTAAAACTGGGTTAAATCCCATAATAAGATCATACAGGGAAGATTTTAAATAGCCTTGTATGGCTCTTAAAACAGGAAAAAATAAAGGTAGTAGAAAGCGAAAAATAGAAAAATGACTATTAAACAATTAGATTTATTTATTACTAAATATTCTTTTAAGCATTTAAAAGATGATACAGTTGATTACGATCCTATCAATAAATCTTGGCATAGGTGGGTAAGCAATAAGGCTAAACATTTCACAAGAGAAAGTTTATTAGAAGATCAAAAGCATCAATCAATAAATCCGCTTTATTGGTTAGAGCTAAATCAAGGCAATCAATAATAAATTATTACTACTAGGATCAGAGAGCTGGATTCTGGATTCGTAATTTTTTATTACTTTTTAAAATTTTTTCTGAAAAATTAAATTAAATTAATTGAGGTCGGGCACAAGCACAAGCACAGGGACAGGGACAAGAATAAAAGTTTATTTAAAGGGTTGACATTAACCTATAAAATCCTATATTGAAAATATAATAATAGAATATTAAGAGGTAAACAATGAAAACTAAATACAAAATAAAAGCTGAGCATTTTCTTGGAGCAACTTCTGAACTTGCTGATCATATAATGCAATTGCAACTAGAAGAAACATACGAAGATTATATTGAATATGAAAATGAAGAAAAAACTAGCTCTCATTTTACTGATGAAGGACAAGAAATATTTAATGAAACTTTATCAGATGTAGAGCATATTTTATATAGATATGGAATTATACATGAGGAAGCAGAATGAAAGAATACACTTGCGAAATAAAACTTCACTTTGTTGGAAACAATAGAGAAGCTAATAGCGTTAAGGAATACAAAAGGCTAATCACAGAGCAGTATCAAGAAGAGTATGGTATTGATCTAGACGAAAAGGAAATTGAAAATATACAAGAAAGTGGGGAAAAATAAATGAGCAGAGATATGTCAGACTATATTGATGACTATGTGTATTCACAAGTAGGTCATACTAATTGGGCTTTATTAAGTGGGCTAAAGAAAGAGGAAATGAACAAACTTGAGGAAGAAGAAAAAGGATATGTAGAAGATAATATTTTTATCTACTACGAAGAAAGTAAGGAAGAATAATGGAAGAAATACTTAATGAATTAAGCATATCGGTAGCTTGTTTATTAGATTCTTTTGATGAAATCACAGAAAAAGATATAGAGCATATACAAAACTTAGTCACTAGATTAGAAATTGTAAATTTCAAAAGAATAAAGAGAAACGGAATTTAAGGAACAAGCTCAAGCACACGCACAAGCTCGGGCTCAAGCACATCTTTGTAAGGTTGGATTATCGTAAACAAGGGTGTGATTTCTTTATAGTTGGTCGCAAGCTCACGGGCACAAGAACCTTCCCATAACATAATCTCTCTATATTCAGGGATCTTAGCCATAATAAAATTATCTTTGCAAAGTTCATATCTTTTGACATTCCAAGATATTTGAAACGGAGACAGGTTCAGGCACAAGCTATTTGCCACCTTTAATTCACACCAAAAAGAAATATTCCTCTTCAGCTTTGGAGACATGCACACGCCTAACAAATCTGGTATGCCTGGAGTTCCATAAGTTTCTACCCTAGTCCAATTGATAGAGGGGGTAATCTCTTTAATGTTCTTCCAAAAAGTCGATTCCCTTCCTCGCTTTGTTGAGAAACCTTTTTTGCTTTTTCTGTCTTGAGAGAATAGTTTTTCTCGTTTCGATAATACGAACTTCTTCTCCTTCGACGACGACAAGTCTGACTCCAAGTTCTTTTTGTTTGTCTTTAAGTTTATTTCCTGTACCTCCGACTGATTTACCATTTACAATTGTACTCGTTCCTCTAGATGTTTTAACATCAAACAGGAAACATTTTCCATTCTTAGGATTGACGACAATGATGTCAATAGGGCCTTGCTCTGAGCAATTCTGAAAAACATAATATCCTTCTTCAAGAAACTTTATTATCGCTTTCTTTAGACTGATCGTTGCTTTGAACTGTCTCGGATGCATGATCAATGATAACATTCTTTCTCATCTTGTCTAATAGGTCTGTGACCTCTTCTAAAGACAAATTATCAATAGTTTTATCCTTTACCTTATCTTTCTTGTCATAGAATCCTGCCGCTTTTCCTCTACTAACCTCAGCCATAAGAGCTGTCTTTAAATCAGGCTTCATATCAAAGTGAGCAACATCATCAGGTGAAGGGTTTTCAGCTCTCAAACCTAACTCATGTAGCCTTCTCATGTGAGTTGCGGGAGATATTTTGTATTTGTTCCAAAGATCTTCTTGAAGTGCTCTGATATAGCTGTGAACTTTGGGAAATAGTTTAGGGTTTTGTAATTGAGAAGCATAAGATCTAGCCGATTTCTCAGGATAGCCTGCTAAAATTGCACACTCTCTAGCTGTTTTTCTATTCTCCTGAGCCACAAAGTGTTCGGCAAAAGAAGATTGTTTGCCTGTAAGCTCTTCTCTCATTTCAGCTAACTCTTTATTGAGAACCACAGGGTCCCCAGGTTTTCTATATTTCATAGTTAATTCCTTATAAGGAACATTCTATACAAATTATAGAAAAAAAGTAAGCACATTTGATATTCTTGCCTCTGTCTAGGGTTAGAGAGAATAACTTGTTCTCTCAGAGAATAAGTGAGAGAGTGAAGTATTTACAATAAACTATTGATTTAAGTTAATTATTTAAGAGAGAGAGTCAAGAGAACGAGATATGAATAATTTTTTTTATTTTTTTTTATTTTGTGAATATGGTTCTCTTATAGTAAACTAACTCTTCCGTGGTTCGTGGGCATTGATTCGGCCTCCTTTCGACGAATCTGTTCTTTCCTCCTTTCTTCTAACATAGCCCACTTACCACGGGCATTGACATTTATATAAAAATACCTATATTAAAACCCATAGAAAGGCAGAATATCATGGAACTTAAAGAACTATCAATCGAAGAACTAAAGCAAGTTATACTTAATATTTCTAAGGAAATAGAAAGAAGAACAATTAGAGTACCTATAGACGAAGATAAAGAAAAAGTCGATAATACAAGACAAAATTTATTTTTAAAAGGCTAATGGATATAACAGTCAAGATAACTAAAGAAAAAGAATCTAGGTCTTACACCTTCATAGGGGAAAAAGAGTCTATTCTTCCTGACATCAAAGCTTTAATACAAAAGAATAAAGGAGAAAAAATCGAAGTGGTTTCAGAAGAGAATAACCCCGATCTTTCTTTTAAAGAGCTTTTCGAAGAAGAAGACAAGTGGTGGGAGAAAATCCCTCACGGGCCTAGCATGGGAGAATAAAAGAATGACGGAAAAAGTTTTAGACTTTAAGAAGCCTAAAAAAAGAAGAGTCATCAAAGATGATTCTTTTGTAGTAAGACTGCCCTATCCACTGACAATACATACGTTAGTAGATATAGTAGAAAGAATGGGAATTGATCATGAAGGAACGGTATTGCCAGGACTTAAGTTCATTGAACGATCAATTGTTAAAATAGAAAGGGAAGAATAATGATTAATTATGATGGTATTCGTGATTATTGCGAAAATGAACTAAGAGAAGTTCAAACAGATAACTTATACTTTGGTAAGGACAGAGGTTCAATTTACTGGGTGCCGGGCGCTGAGGCTTGGTGTTATTTGTGTGGAGAGAAAACAAAGTGGGGAGAAGCTGACGAGCTGCTAGGAGACATAGACGACAACATATTAGAAAACTATTACACGATACATAAAGAGGAAATTGACGAATATATAAAGGAGGAAAAATAATGGAAAAGATAATAATACTTTTAAATCTTTGTCTACCTAGTGATGGAGCCATAGAGTGTATCTTTGCGAAAGAAGAAGTAAAAAGCCAAGAACTTTGTGAGCAAAAAATAGAACAACTAGAATATGAATTTTCAGACTTATTAAACGTTCATCATTTCAGTGTGGAATGTCAAAAGGTGGAAGCATGAAATATACATACGATCACATTATAAAAATTTTAAAACAACGATATGGTTGGAAGAAGATACCATTGTATCNACCTAAGGAGGCAAAATGAANAAAAGAAACTTAGAGGCTAACCAAGGAGAACAAAAAGGATCTTTAAGGCANCAAGCAGAAGCGGGCTTNAAAAGAAAAATGAGAAGAGAAATAGGTAAAAAATTAGGAAAGAACTATTTCGCTAATACAATGGCTACGAGTGTAGCGGGAGAAAAAAATGATAATACCAGATATAAGACCAACTGCTAAAGGTCTAGGAATAGATAGTAAAAATTTAGCAGAAGCATTAAAAATATGGTCATCAATNAGAGAGCACGCTAGGGAAATGACCACCATTAGTGATAATTGGGCGAGAATACACCGTAGTCTTCCACATGATGTTGCCCCTGTTCAACGAGAAGTAGAACTAAAAGAATTTTATCATCATGCAGGCATGACTATAGGAAATCTTTCAACAGAAATATTAGAAAAAATATTAGAGGAAATAGCAGATGTATAAATATTTAGATATTCCTGGTTGGTTTAATATGCACGACGCATTGATGAACCTAGTCAAATACTGTGAAGATGGTGATGACATAGTAGAAATAGGGTGTTTCGCAGGACGATCAACAAGGTTTCTCTGTGACTCACTAGAACTGAGCGGAAAGCCTAAAGTCACAGTTCACGTCATAGATACCTTTGAAGGATCGGGCCAAGAACATTTAGATGTCAATTTAAACAGCATGTATGACGATTTTATGAGGAATTTAGAAGACCATTTAGAATGTGGGAGAGTTCAATTAAACGTCAACAAGTCTGATAATCAAAATATCCTTGATTCTTTTGAAGAAAAGTCAGTTTTTGGGGTAATTGTCGACGGAGCACATACCTATGACGCAGTCAAAGAGGATGTGATTAATTGGTGGCCAAAGGTAAAGGAAGGTGGAATCATGGTTGGTGATGATGTATCTTTAGAGTCTGTAAAGCAAGCTGCTTTGGATGGATTTGCGTACCATGGAATTGACACATACAATATTTGTAAGGGAGTTGAGGGATGGTTCTCTCAGATAAAGAACGACAAAAACAAACAGATAGCCAACAGCCTGAAGTTAATCCCCGGGAAAAACTCTATGAAGTTAAATGGCTAGACGCTTATGAAATGGAATCGGGGTGGCAAACTCTTGAAGACGCCATCAAGATCACACCCCCCGAGGTCTCTTCTGTTGGCTACGTTCTCAAAGAAACGAAAGAATACATTATCTTGGCGGCAGATATTGGATCAGATAAAATGGATAACGACGTCGGGCGGGTGACCGTGATCCCTGGTCAGTGGATCCTCGAGATAAAAATAATACTCTAAGTCAAGAAATTTATTTTAATTTTACTGTAGATATTTACTTGCAAACTTTGATATACTGCAAGTTCGCATGAAAAAATTTGAACTAAATCATCAATCATTATCCCCTAGTGAGCTTAGAAATTTACTAATAGCTTCACTACAAAATCAATTATCAATGGAAAGAGGTAAGGACAAGTGTCTCTGTGGCGAGGATGAGCCTGCGAAAGAAGAAAGAGAACAAGAATCTAATCTAGCTGTGGGCGGTTAATATTAGGCTCAATTAGAAAAGCTTTTTCTAGCATTGAGTCTACCTGACTGAGCATACTATCCCAATCATCTGCTAAATACCCACTTACATTCCCGTCGTTGAAAGTCACTAAGACTTTATCAACTGTATCTTTCAATACCGGATCGTACATTCGTTGTCTTTGGACAGCGAGGACGATTTTTGTTTTTATATCGTTCAACATAATGTTGTCCTATTGTAAAAGCGGGAGTTCGAAACAGGGAAATGCTCCCGCTCTTATGGATATTTATATAGATTTGTGGGTAAATTGATACCAGAAAGTCAAGAGGAATTTAATAGATAATTAATTCCTATTTTAAGTCAAGGGGAGGGATCAGCGCCCCTTGACCGTTCTTGCGAGAGCAAGATAGATCTCATCCATCTGCTTGGGAGGTAGACTTTAGAGATATTACTGATTCTCGCTATCAGTAATCAAGAGAAAGGATATGGGACTCGATTATCTTGCGGAGATAAAACCATACCCCTTCTCCTCATTACTGAGGGACAGTTATACTGTCTTTCGATGTTCTTTCTTCCATTCTTTATCAACAAGTTGAGCTACAACTCCTGATATTTTCCTGTCTTTGCCCGCTAAATTTTTTAACTTAGCATGTGTTTCTACTCTCACGATAATAGATTTGTACTTACTTATGTCGGTCATTCTATGTCCCCTCTCATGTAGTCGTCGATTAAACTCAAAAAATCTTCAAGTTCTGATTTAACTAATTTAAAATTAGTAGCTCTATGCTCTGAACTTAGTTGTTGAAAACCAGGTAGTTCTTCTACTTTATTAATTGCCATAACAGCTTCTTCTACTCTCGCGTAAAGATCTTCCATCTCAAATCTTTTTTCTAAGTAATATGCTCCTGTTTTACTCATTCTCTTTCCTTTCTATTCTATTCTAAAAAGTATTTAGCTTTGTCTCTATTTCTATAATTATGAAGACGAAGAATACTTTTTAAGTTGTCCATGGTTTGATAAGCGTTTTTCCATTCGTATGGAAACCTTTCAAAGTTTTCTATAAAACGATAAGTATCAAATTCTTTTACTTTTCTAAGCTTCATTAAGGCTCTGATAAAGTATTGCCTGTTCCATATTTTTATAGGGACCCCAGAACTTTTAAACATTTTAATCAAACCTTTGATCATTTCATATACCTCAAGAGATAAAATGAAATTACCTGATTTAAAATCAGTAGTGCTGCACTTAACATCAGGCTTGCCTTTTGAAAATTCAGCGCAGGCATGTAAAATAAAAGAGTGAGATACTCCTAATTTGAAGAGATCCATATATCTTACGTAATCAGAATTGTCCTCTGATACAGCATAAGAATTTCCAATATTAACTGATGTCCAATTTTTTTGATCTTTATTGATGGCTCTGATTAAATCTAAAATTTTATCGTCAGAAGAAAGTATGTTATCGAATACATACTTAACTGGCATTCCTAAATTTTCACAAGCTTTCAATCTGTGTTGTCCATCCATGACGCTTTTGTCTTTTGTCAATAAGATAGGATTCTTCAAACCAAATTGTTTAATTTGTTTTTGAAGTCTTTTAACTCGATCTTTTTCAATCGGTCTGTTCCCGTTAATTAACGAAAACATATCGTAGTTTTGTGTTTCGTATATTTGATGTTTCATCTTTGATTCCTTTTGGTTTTTCATTCTGTAGTTATATATAATATTATATAATAACTCCTACTTAAATGTCAAGCCTTGTTGCAGAATAATTAACTGCCTCTTCCAAAGGTTGGGTAGGCAAATCGCAATCAATGTAGCCTCTGACGATAGTTTCCAAGTAAGATTCTGAAGGAGGATAAACTATATTCTTATCCACCATGGAGTAGAACATAATTCTTTGAGGCACAAACCTATCAAGTTTATCGCTCCAATTATTATAATATTTTTTTATATACAGATTTGGGTAGCCCTCATACCTATCAAGAGATCTTTCACACTCCTCTGTTATTGTAAATAATGCACCTAATACTGACTTATCTTTGGACTGTTGCACATCTGCAACACTTCTAAAAACTAGTTCATACTCTGGTAATTCAAAAGTATCTACATACTCTGATTTGGGGCACCTAATTTTCATATGCTGATGATTCATGTTTGAACCATAAGCAAAGTAATACTTTATTTCTTTTTCTTTTTGCTTTCTATTAGCCATTCTTTTAATGTTTCTCCTAATGACTGTGAGGCCAAGTCAATTTTATTACGCAAACTACTCACGATATTTTCGTCAACTGTCTTCTCACAAATTAAATCAATGTATGTGACATTGTTCTTCTGACCGATTCTGTGTGCTCGATCTTCTGATTGTATTCTTTTCTCTAAGTCATAATTATTAGAGTAATATACAACAGTATGAGCAGCAGTTAGTGTTAGTCCGTAGCCTCCGGTCTGTTGATTAGCTACAAAAAACCTAACAGGACTTTGTGAATCCTGAAACGTCTTTACTATCTCTTGTCTATCCTTATCTTTGGTATCTCCAAAATAAGTGACAACGCTATCTTCTCCAAATTTCTTTTCTAAGTTTTGTTTTATATCAAAAATAGAATGACGATAGTTTGCCCAGATAATAACCTTGCCGTCTACTTCTTCTAATACATCTAATAACTCAGTCATACGATTATTCTTAATTGGAATGGGCGGTGATCCGTCGTCCGTGGGTAAGTGACCACAAGTAATCTGATGTAGTCTAAGAAGCATGGTCATTGTATTATTAACCGATAATGTTTCTCCATCTAATTGAGCTATAGCAAAGGTAGATAGATCGTTATAAAGTTTTTCTTGTTCCTTGGTTAGTTCAATATATCTAGGAGAATAAATTTTCGAAGGTAAGTCTAAGCAATCTTCTTTCAAGACTCTAAAAGAAAACTGACCAAGCCTGTAAGATAATTCGTCTAAGTTCCTAAAGCCTACAACATGATTAAAAGAATGTGTCGAAGAATGTCTTTTAACCTCAATAGCGTATCGGGCCTTATAGGCATAGTAAGAACTAAAACCTAAGAGATCTTCATTCAAAAATTGACACTGCGAATAAAGGTCAAGAGGATTCTTAGTGACAGGAGATCCTGTTAAAATTCTTCTGTACTTAGCAAAGCGAGACGCTTTTACTAAATTTTTTGTACGGCTAGCTCCCATAGTTTTGATTGTAGTGCTTTCATCTACAGCTAATAAACTAATGGTCGAGTTCAAATATCTAGCTAAAAATTCTGCGGCAGGTTTATTTGACAAAGCTTCTATGTTCATCAAGAATATATCTAGTCCATCAAAAGTTTCGGATAGCTTATCAATATTTTTTTTGTCTTCTTTATTTCTAGAACTGGGGGCTACCCAAGTAGTAATTCTTGTTTCAATATGATCAGGTAAGTGTGCGGGTATTTCTAATCTTTCCCAATTACGATACACACCTTTGGGGGCGATAACGACAGCAGCGTTAATTTCTTTCTTATCGTAAAGCATAGCAATATTATCTATCAATACTTTTGATTTGCCTGTCCCCATTTCCATGAAGTATGCAAAATTATCTTTGTCCCAACTACAACCTAATGCTTGCAATTGATGATTAAACGGCTTCGTCTTAAAATTCGGATACATATGTTTTAAACTTTCTAATTTCTTTATATAGGATAAGCTATAAGATTGTCAAGTCTTTTGAAACACAAAAAGAAGTCATGTGTAGATCGGGTGTAGCGATTGTAGAATATAAGTCTTGAGCAGCAGCTCTACATTCTTGTAGAGAAGTAAAGGTATATTTGAATTCTTCTTCAATACAGGTCTGATCTAACGGAATTGTTTGATCATTTATACACATCCAAATTAACATAAAATATTTCATAGTTGAAATACTATAATAAATATTCTACTACTTGTAGTATAAAAGAAAGAAAGAAAATGAAAAAAGTATTTATTACGACTAACACTAAGCTGCCTACTGGTGGTTATCGGGATGTTTCAGATTGTGAAAGATTCGGAACGCCTATCATTATGTTTGAAAATCCTAAACAGATTCAAGTAAATTCTAACAGATTTGCTTTTTCAGTAGAGAAAAAACTAAAAGATTTTACATCTGAGGATTTTTTATTATTGATGGGAGACCCCGTATTAATTGGGATTGTTTGCGCTGTCGCAGCAAAAATTACAAATAATAATTTTAAGGTCTTGAAATGGGACAGAGAGAGTGCTATATATATTCCTATAACAATAGAATTATAATAAGGAGTTTTATATGGGTCTATTAGATAAAGCTTACGAACAGTCTAAGATCAATTCTTTAGACAGCTCAGAAGTAAAAGATGTTGGTGAAGCCTGCAACGAACTAGATAATGTTCGTCAGTCTCTCGCTAATAAAGAATCAGAAATTAAACAACTCAAAGATAGAGAGTATCAATTAGAAAACGAAGTGATACCAAGTTTCTTTGAATCGGCAGGTGTGTCCTCAATTAGTTTGATGGATGGTAGTAAAGTTTCTATCAAAGATCAAACAAGAGCAAACATCACACAAGAGAATGAAGACTTTTGTTTTGATTGGTTAAAGCAATCAGGACTGGATGACGTTATTAAAAATAATGTTGTGTTGACATTTGGCCGTGGACAAGATTCCGATGCTGTTAATATTATGAACGAATTACAAGACCGAGGTCTTTATCCTAGTAATAAAAAAGCAGTAGCATGGAATACCTTAGCTAAACTTGTAGAAGAACAGATCGGAAAAGGTTCAATGCCGTCTGATATTCAAGCTAAGTTCGGGGTTTACACCCAGAAGAAAGTAAAGATTGATCGTAAAAAATAAAAAAGGAAAAACTACAAATGACAAACGCAAAAACTAACGGCTCTGTAGCCGTAAAGGCAGAAACCTTACCTTCAGTCAAGATGGAAAATCTTGAGAAGTTTGCAGGTACAGGATTAGATACCATTACGACAGATGATATCGCAACTCCAAGACTTAAAGTTTTGGCAGCACTATCTCCTGAGATAGAAGAAATTGAAGGCGCAAAAGCTGGAATGATCTTAAACTCAGTGAGCAAGAAAGCATACTCAGGACAAGACGGAATCAAAGTCGTTGTCTGTGGGTATGACAAAGTATGGTTGGAATGGACAGACAGAGGAAAAGGTTCTTCTGCTCCTGTCAATATCTTTTCACCAAAAGATAAACCAACTAATGCGGTGCGTGGAGATGACGGAAAGTTCCGTCTTGAGAACGGAAACTATTTAGAAGAATGTGCAAACTTTTATGTGCTTCTTTTAAATGGCGGAGTAGCTCCCGAGCCTGCGATCATATCAATGAAAGCAACACAACTAAAGGCCGCTCGTAGTTGGGCGTATAGCTTAAAGAATGAGTTTATTCAGAATCCTACAAGTAAAAAACTTTTCTTAGCTCCTAGTTGGTATCGTGTTTATAACTTAACTACTACCAAGCAACAAAACGATAAAGGTTCTTGGTATGGGTGGGTTGTTAATAAGGACGAATTCCTTAACCACGAAGGTACTTTTGATATGGCGGCTAACTTCAACGAATCAGTCAGAGGCGGTAAAGTGACACCGAAGTATGACGATGAAGCTGATAGTTCAAGTTCAGGTCAAGACACTCCGTTTTAATGAACGATAGGGTCTCTAAATTTAGAGAGATCTTTCTAGGGTTGGAGCGTGCATATGGTACGTTCCAACCTAAAGAAAGTCTCAGAGAAGATAATAAAGCAGAAGGCGAAACTTGGATTCGCAAGAAACCTTTAGAAGATTCTTTATGGGAAGATCACTTATCTGGTGCGTGGCCTAGCCTTGGCATTTTTCCTATTAATGATGAGGATAAATGTCGTTGGGGATGTATAGATGTGGATGAATATCCACTTGATCATGTATCAATTGCAAAAAAATTATCAGAAAAAAAATTACCTTTTATTGTTTCTAAATCTAAGAGTGGCGGTGCTCACATATTTTTGTTTTTTAAAGAATATGTTCCCGCAGGTTTAGTTCATAATAAAATAAAAGAGTTAGCGGCTTTCATGGGTCTAGGACATTGTGAAGTATTTCCAAAACAAGAAAGACTAATGAGAGAAGGCAACCCTAAAGATTGGGAAGTAGGTAGCTTTCTTAATATGCCATATCACAATGGCTTAGAACATACAGACAGATACGCTTTTAGTGATGAGGGAAACACTTTGAGTTTAGAAGAGTTTATAAAAGAAGTTGATCAGAAATCTATTACCCTTGAAGAGTTAAAAAAATTATCTTTGAAAAAAGAAAATTCAGAATTCTCTGATGCGCCTTACTGTATCGAAGCTTACTTAACAGAAAACAAAACAGTTCAACCAGGAAGTAGAGATAACTTTCTTTTTCAGTATGCAGTTTTTGCTAAGAAAAAGTATGGCGAAACATACGAAGAAGAAGTTCATAAATTTCATCACAAGTATTTTGAAGATCCACTTAGACCAAAAGAAATAGAAAAAATTATTAAGCAAGCAGAGAAAAAAGATTGGGGGTACAAATGTAAAGATCAACCCATGTGTTCTTTTTGTAATAAAACCAAGTGTCGTGTTAGAAAATATGGTGTGGGGGATAGTAATGTTGTAAGCGATGTTGGAAACGTTATTCAATATGGAGACAATGAAGATACCATTTATCATGTCACTATTAATCAAGAGCAAACAATTGTTTGCGGTGTAGAAGAATTATACGACCAACATAAGTTTAGAAAAAAATGTTTAGTTAAATTAGGGTCTATGCCTTCCATGATGAAGAGAGAAGATTGGGACTACTACATCACAGATATAGTTTCAAAAGCAATCAAGGTTAGATCAGAGTTTGAAATGACACCTGAGGGTGAGTTTAGAAATGTACTAACGAGGTATATATCTAATCAAGCTAATGCTATGGACATTGATGATATTCTTAATGGTCAATGTTTCGTGGAAGATGAGGAAAGCAAAGTGTATTTTCGTATGGATCAGCTTCAAGAGTATATGCGCAATCGAAGATATATAGCTTTAAGCTCTAATCAAATGGGTATCTTTTTGAGAAACTTAGGTGGCGATTGCTCTAAAAGAAAACTAAATGGTAAATCGGCACAGCTTGTGTGGTGGGTGCCTAGTGAAAAGTTTGCTAGTAAAAAAGTTGTAGAAGTTCAAGAAGAAAAAGTCGAGGAGGCAATACCATTTTAAATAATGTTTGTAAGATAATAGGTCCTCCAGGCACAGGCAAGACAACAACATTGTTGAGACTTGTAGAAGAACAGTTGTCCGAGGGCCGTGAGCCAGACAGGATTGGCTACTTTTCTTTTACTAAGAAAGCAACACAAGAAGCCATAGACAGGGCTTGTGCTAAGTTCAAATTACCTCGCAAAGAATTAAAATGGTTTAGGACACTACATAGTCTAGCTTATCAATGGCTTGGTTGTACTTACACTGACATGATTCAGAAACAAGACTTCAAAGATTTTTACAGAGAGTATGGAATAGATATTTCTAAATCAATTAAAACTGATGATGTTCCTTTTGGAGAAGAGGACTCAGGATTATCTTTGTTAGATTTATATCGTGTTAAGAATACTTCGTTAGAAGAAGAGTTTAGAAAACATGGGCACGTTAAAGGGGGACTTCAGAGACTACAAAGAATTGATAAGCTTTATCGTTTGTTTAAAAAACAAAGAGGTGTCAAAGATTATACAGATTTAATTACAGAGTTTAATAAGATAGATCAATCTCCTCGATTAGACATTGTGATTGTTGATGAGGTACAGGATTTAAAACCAAACGAATGGCAAATGGTTAAGATCATGATGAGACAGGCACAGGCGACTTACCTAGCAGGGGACGATGATCAAGCTATTTATTCTTGGAGTGGAGCTGATGTATCTAAGCTCATAGATCTAGACTGTCATTTGCAAGTTTTAAATCAATCCTATAGAATACCTAAAACAATATTCGCAAAGTCTAATAGTCTTGTGTCAAAAATAAAAAAAAGAATTAACAAAGAATGGCAACCTCGTAAAGAAGAAGGTCAAGTTCGTAATACAAATTTTGAAAGTATAAATCTCAATCAAGGTCAGTGGTTAATTTTAGGTAGAACTAATTATTANATTGATGANGTTTCAAAAGAGTTGAAAAACAAGGGTTTTTTCTATGAGAAAAATAATTATTTATCTATCAGCAACGACATTGCTACAGCTTATAGGTCTTGGATTGCGCTGCAAAACAAAGAAAGTATTTCTTATTCTAACGTAAAGATAATGTATCAATTTATATCTGTAGGAGAGAAAGGTGTTTCAAGAGGAAAAAAAGGTTTGCCTGGAGCGGATATAGAAGAGAAATATTCTTATGAAGTTTTATCAAAAGAATGGGGTTTAAATATACCTATTAGTTATTCTTGGGAGACAGCTCTTAGTAGGATTGTTGAATCAGATAGAAACTATATAAAGCATATACTTAGAACTGGTCATAGCTTAGACGAGAAACCTAACATTAAACTGTCAACTATTCATGGGGCTAAGGGCGGTGAAAGTCAAAATGTAATTTTGTTTTCCGACATATCTAAAAGAATTAACGACAACATGTGGGTCAACAGAGATGACGAACGTAGAGTTTTTTATGTTGGTATGACTAGAGCAAAAGAAAATCTTTACGTCATACCTTCTACTTCTCCTTATGAATTTGAGGAGGTCTTAAGATGATATTCGAACAACAAATGGATTTGTTAAAAAAAGAAAACAAACCAGAGTGGACAAGACCAAGCTTTCCAGATGTTAAAGGTGTTAAACAAGTCGCAGTAGACTTAGAAACTTATGATCCACAGATCAAGACTCTTGGTGGTGGGTGGGCAACGAACAAAGGTTTCGTCGTTGGTGTTGCTGTATCTTTTGAAGGTTTCGATGGTTACTTCCCTGTGCGTCATGAGCGAGGAGGAAATTTTTCTGAGGAAGAAGTAAAGAGATGGCTCAAGAAATTATTTAAAGAAGATCCTATTGTTCTTTGTCATAACGCAGTCTACGACTTAGGTTGGCTTAGGCGTTGGGGTGTGGATTGTGATGTGACTAAAGTCTACGATACTTTGATTGCCGCTCCTTTAGTTGATGAAAACAGATTCAGTTACAGTTTAAATAATTTAGCTAAAGATTATTTAGGAGAAAGAAAGCAAGGAAATATTTTAGATGACTTTGGAAAAGAACATGGCTTCAAAGCTATTGAGAACATGCACTTAGTTCCTGTCGAGTACGCAGGTATTTACGCAGAACAAGACACAAAGTTGACTTACAAACTTTGGGAAGTGTTGAGAGTTGAGCTTCAAAAACAGGGACTCATTGATGTTTTTAATTTAGAAACAGATCTTCTTCGTTTACTTTTGGAGATGAGATGGAAAGGTGTCCGTGTTGATTTAGAGAAAGCAGATAAAACTAAAAAGTTTTTTAAGGCAGAAGAAGAAAAGATTTATCAAAATATTAAAAAAGAAACAGGCATTAAGATTGACGCCTCTGATATTTATACAGCGTCTTCTCTTCAAAAAATATTTGACAAACTAGGGGAGAAATACAGCTACACTGAGAAAAATAAGCAGGCTAAGATTAGTAATTCAGCTATGAAAGAAAGTGATAATCCTTTGATTCAATCAATATCTGTGGCTAGAGAGTATAACAAAGCACATACTACGTTCATTGATTCAATCTTGAAGCACCAAGTTGACGGCAGGATTCATGCTGAGATCAACCAACTCAAAGGAGAGTTCGGAGGAACTGTCAGTGGGCGGTTGTCAATGAATAATCCTAACCTACAACAGGTGCCCGCTAGGAACGAAGTCATTGGTCCTAAGATAAGATCTTTATTTTTACCTGAAGAGGGAGAAAAGTGGGCTTCTTTGGATTATTCGCAACAAGAGCCCAGATTGTTAGTTCACTACGCAAAAAAACACGGTTTAGAGGGCGCTGACGCTATGATTAAATTTTTCCGTGACGGAGAGGACTTCCATCAGGTAACTTCAAATATGGCTAAAATATCTAGAAAAGAGGCGAAAACTATAGGTTTAGGGCTTATGTATGGTATGGGCATAGCCAAACTAGCAGGCTCTCTAGATATTAGTCAAGAAGAGGCAAAGGCATTAAAAAAGAAGTACAATGACAATGTAAGTTTTTTAAATAGCATAATTGTTCGTGCTACAAGATACACAGAACAAAATGGACATATCAATACACTGCTTGGAAGAAGATGTCGTTTTGATCTTTGGGAGAATAAAGATTTTTATGACAAGAGAATGATGAATTATGAAAACGCTAAGAAGACTTGGGCGTGGAATGAAATGAAAAGAGCAGGTACCTATCGAGCATTGAATAGGTTAATACAAGGTTCAGCAGCAGATCAAACCAAACAAGCCATGGTGAATCTGTGGAAGAATGTAAGGGTTATTCCTATGATTCAAATACATGACGAACTCAATATCTCCATAACCAATGAGACCCAGGTAAAAGAGATTAAAGAGATGATGGAGTCTGCTGTTGAACTACATGTGCCTGTCAAATGTGATGTGGAAATAGGTAATAATTGGGGAGAAATAAAATGAGAGTAACATATCAAAGTGGTGAAGTTTATCTAAGTTTAACTAGAGAAGAAGTTGATCACATATACGAAAATAAGGGAACACCTGTTTCAATAGGAGTTAGAACATTAAAGATTTTACATGAAGATGTATCTAATTGTGTAAAAGCACATTGGTCTAATGTTGAGGT